CAAGAAAATGACGAAGAAGATAAAAAAGATAAAGAAGATAAAAATCATGATACACAAGATGCTGATAACTCTAGTAAAGATTTAAATACAAATTACTTGACCGATTATATTACTTTAGATAATACGTGTTATTAAATATTTATAAAATGATTTATAAAATAATTTAAAAAAAATTGAATATTATATTATATAATGGTCCCTCTTCATACTGTTACAACAATGGCTGCCGCGAGTAATTCAACACAATCTACCGAATACCATAGACTAAATCGTAAATGGAATTTATGGGCTCATTTACCCCATGATCCCGATTGGACGGCGAAAAGTTATAAAAAAATATGCCAATTTGATAATATGGAAGAAACCATAGCAATTATAGAATCATTGCCGGAAGGCCTAATACAAAATTGTATGTTATTTATAATGCTTGATGGTATTCTACCAATGTGGGAGGACCCGAAAAACCGAAAAGGGGGCTGCTTTTCTTACAAAGTCACCAATAAAAATGTATACGAAGTGTGGCGCGACCTAACCTACGTTCTTCTAGGTGAGACAATTAGTGGCAATGCTGCGTTTGTAAATGGTGTTACTGGTATTACCATTTCGCCCAAGAAGAACTTTTGTATAGTTAAAATTTGGCTAACCAATTGCGATCACCAAAATCCACAAGTGGTTACAAGTGACGTAAAATATATTGTGCCACAAGGCTGCCTATTTAAAAAGCACAGCCCGGAATTCTAAATTGGTGAACTGGTCTCTTTAGATTGTTTTACTATAATATTCTTTTTAATAACTAACTTAAAAAGAATATTTTTATTTATTTATGGAATTAACTATAGAAGAAAAAGGCGCAGCAACTATTTGTCTCAATATGATTGTAAAAGATGAGGCACATATAATTGTAAACACATTAACCAAATTATGTAGCAAAATTAAGTTTGATTATTGGGTTATTTGCGACACGGGATCCACCGATAATACAGCTGAATTAATTAATGATTTTTTTAATGATAAGCAAATTCGCGGTGAATTGTATTACGATGAATGGGAAAATTTCGCACATAATCGTACACTTGCGCTACAACGAGCTTATAAAAAGACCGATTTGTTGTTAATATTTGACGCAGATGATGAAATCTGCGGTAGAATCGCGATACCCTCGGAGGTGATTGCTGACCAATTTTTATTTAAATTTGGAACCGAAAATAGTGTAAGATATACACGTATATTATTAATTAACAATCATAAGGAATTTGAATACAAGTCGGTAATACATGAATTTATTAACTGTAAAGAGAGTGATATTTCAACTGTTTTAATTGATGGCGACTATTACGTGATATCCGGGCGTAAAGGAAATCGTAGTAACGATTCAAATAAATATTTAAAGGATGCGCAAATTTTGGAAGAGGAATATAAAAAGGCAGTAAAAAACGACGACGATCTAAAACACAGATATGCGTTTTATTGCGCCAACAGTTATAAAGACCATGGCGACAATGAGAAGGCAATTGAATGGTATAAAATCACGCTGTCTCATGAACAACAATGGGAACAAGAAAAGTATATGTCGTGTTTTTATCTTTATGAATGCTACGAACGACTGAAACAACAAGAAACTGGATTTTATTATTTGGTAAAAGCGTTTAAATATGATGCGCAAAGGTTAGAATGCTTATATCCTCTGTTAGTTCATTATTGCTGCGAAGGTATGTCTCAGATAGCCTACAATTATTATTTAATAGTGAAAGATTTTTACGAGAACAAATATTTGGAACCCAATATTGCGTCAAAACTGTTTATGCAAATGGACAAATACAATTTTTTTGTACCCTATTATATGATTATTATTGCCGATAGAGTTAAAGAACATAAAACTGGCATTAAAATGTATAAAATTGTATTTACTAAAAAGCCAAAAATATTTATTGAGTTTTTTATTAGAAACTTGCTTTACAACTTACAATTTTCTTTACCACATTTATTAGAAGAAGAAGCGCCACGTTTCGTAAATCTAGCAAATGATTATATTCGGTTTTTACAAAATAATTCAGTAGATATGAGCGATTATGAATTTTTAAAAGAGGTTATATATGTAAATGTTGGGATTAAATGTAATATAAACTTGCTCTCTATAAAAGAGGTAACTAACAAATCCTCTATTTTTTCCAAGGAACAGTGTAGCCAAAGTAAAAATGTATTAGTTTATACGGGATATCACAATGAGGAGTGGAATTATTCATATATGGAAAAAAACGCATTGGGTGGATCAGAGAAGGCTGTCGCTTACTTAACGCAACACTTTCCAAAAGATTATGTTATTTATGTTGCGGGAAATGTTAAAAATGAAATAGTAGGTAACATACATTATATTTCATTAAACGATTTATCCTTCTTAGTTAATCATATCGCAATTCATACCGTTATTGTCTCACGATATATTTCGTTTTATGAATTATATCCGCAATGTTCATTTTATAAATCTTATATTTGGGCTCATGACACCAAGTTACTGCCATATGGAACAACAAGTGAACTATCGGATACACAACTTGTAAAAAAATGGATTAATTATATTGACGGATGTGTATGTTTAACTGAATGGCACAAAAATTTATATTCACACGTCTATCCGCAACTAATAAATAAAATACATACCATAAATAACGGTATAGAAGTAACGCTTTTTCCCTCTTTAAATTCAAAATTAAATAATAAAATCCCTAATCGGTTTATATATTCATCGAGACCGGAGCGCGGATTAAATAAGGTATTAGAATTATGGCCTCAAATATTGGAAAAAATGCCTAATGCTACATTGGTAGTTGCCTCGTATGGTAATTTTCCTTCTTCAGATGGCGAACAATTGATGAAACAAACGATGGATAAATACGAAAGTATTCGCTTTTTAGGAAAACTGAATACATCACAGCTATATGAAGAAATGTATTTGTCCGATTATTGGCTATATCCAACTGATTGGCCCGAAACATCGTGTATTACTGCGCTTGAAATGCTTATGAATGAGGTTATTTGCGTCTACTATCCGGAGGCCGGGCTTGTAAATACTATAGACAGATATGGCATTCAAGTTGCGCCTAGTTCCGAAATAGATGCGATTGTTAGTTTGACGAATGAGGAAGATAAAAAGGCGCGAATGCGCGAAGAAGGTAAAAAATATGCCGAAAGCTGTAGTTGGCTAAATCGCGCCAAAATATGGAACAATATATTATTCGGAATTGAAACAGTACAAAATAGCAAAATTTAATTCGTTTTTATTTCATTATGAAATGATTGGCTTTGTTTTACACCTTTGGACATTTAAAACACCAAACTCTTTTGATAATTCATTTTCGGTCGGTGTAATAGTGGTTCTTCTATTTATAGTTGGTTGTATCCATACACCACCGCTTCCAGCGTCATATTATTACCGATACCAAGCGAACCTTGTTGAATTGATAAACCAGTTATTGTCGCACCACTCAAAGAAGAACAAGTAATCGTTCTATCACTCGCACCGCTGACCCCCGGGTTTCCATACACCGATTTACACATTAACGACACTTGTTGTGTGGAGGTATTCGCATATCCTACATTCATTACATCAAATATGATTTCTTTATTTGTAAGCGAAGAAACGGCGAAGATCAAAGGAGCAGACGATATTGTCGCACCCGCAGTATAAACTGGGACAACTGTCGTAGTAGAGGCAGAAGTAATTTCAAAACCATACAAAGACGCTATTGTCGGCACACTCGTTCCCAAAAATGCTTGAAGAGAGTAACTTGGATAAGCGGTGAAAGCAACTTGCGTTGTCGGTTGTAAAATAATTCGGTAATTCTTATAGGTTGAATTGAAGAGATTGGCGAATGAAAGATTTTGTGATCCGATGGACCCCGTAATAGCGACTTGAACCGAAGTGATTTTCACCAAACCAACTTGACCGAATGTGGAGGCGACTGACGAGGTTGTAGGTGTCCCAGTAATCGTGTATCCAGTTGCTGAAACCAAACCAGTTGAAGCGTTATAAGTAAGCGGAGCAGTCACATCGTCAATAAATAGCGGTTTGTTTCCACTACCATTCGTCTTCACAAATGGAATGTAATAAGTCCCAGCAGTATTATCACTCGTAATTCCAACATTCGTGGCGTTGGTTGCCGTTCCACTCAAAGCACCGCTGAAGGTCGTTGCCGTGATTGTATTGGTGTTTGGATTACACGAAAGTCCAGCGGTCTTTTGAATAGCACCAATTCCAGTCGTAGAAGTGTCGCTGAAATTGAGATAATGGGTTGCGTTTGTAGTCGTATTACGAGTAGTGTATCCCAAATAATTAATCGTATTGGTCGTTGTTCCGTCAGTCAAAACAATCGTCTTATTATTTGCCGTTTTCAATCCGTTGGTGTCGTATCTAAAAATCTCGCTTCCGTTATATTTGAAAGGCAGATACGCTTGGGTTATTCCAGTTGTTTTTGTATAATCAATATACGTACCTAACAACGGAACATTCAATATGGATAAACTGGTTTGGTCTTTTTGCGACCCAACACTATCGTAAATTGTATATCCAGTCGCGATAGTCCCTTGTGCTAATACGGAAACTTGTTCTAAAACATTATTAGGATCGCTGTTGTCGGTTTGAGTGTTTGAAATATTAGTGGGTGCTAATAAACAACTATTTGTAATTGGAGGACTATTCGTTTCAATAATAATAACCTCTAATCCGTTAAAAGTTGTTGTAGCAGTATCCGTAGAAGAATTAAGAATAATAGAATTGGTTGCTGTGTTCCCTCGTATTAAAGTTGCCGATAAATCAAAAGTAGAATTAGCAAGAGCGATAATATCCGCCAAAGTTGCCGAACTATTAAACCCAGTATCGTAATTGTAAGCAGATAAATCGGTTGCCGAAAGCGTAGCAGTTTGGTCGCCTCCGTTGTTTTGAATAAATATCGTTGGAGGGTTAATATTCGCAGTTAAAATAATTTCTTGGGTCGCCGAGTTGTTATTGAGTATCATTTGTCCTATTCCGTAGGTTGCCGAATTATCATTCGTGTCGGTCAAAGTCATTTCCGTCGGTGATATAGTATTACTTTTTCCGTCGTCCCTTTGAAGAGCAATACTACCAGCAGTCGTCGTATTTGCGTATTGCGGTGTTCCCGTTGCGTCTGTTGCCGAAAATCCGTTGCTTGAATAAGTCGTAGTAAGTTGAGGATTTGCCGGGTCGCCGAGTAGGATTGTATTATTTGCCGAGTTTCCAGCGGTTAAAACTTCGTCCAAAGTCGGGACTGAAACAACGGTCGGATACACTGTAGCATTATTATATTTTAAATTGCCATTCGTATTATCAACCCAAATTCCCGTTAATCCCGTAGGAATTGGATTGCTAACTTGAGGTTCCAATGTCAAAAATGTAGGGTCGATGCCACCCGACACATATAGACCTCCAAATACCATTACGTCTCCGGTATAACCAACTCCGGTATATCCCGCTCCATATGATATAGATGTATTTAAGAATGGGCTAGTTCCCGTATCCCCCTTATCTCCTTTGGCTCCAGTTGATCCCGTTGCTCCCGTATCTCCCGTATCTCCTTTGGATCCAGTTGATCCAGTAGCTCCAGTTGCTCCCGTTGCTCCCGTATCTCCCTTATCTCCTTTATCACCGGTAGCTCCCGTATCTCCCGTATCTCCTTTGGATCCAGTTGATCCAGTAGCTCCCTTATCTCCTTTATCACCAGTAGCTCCCGTATCTCCCTTATCTCCTTTATCACCAGTAGCTCCCGTATCTCCCTTATCTCCTTTATCACCAGTAGCTCCCGTATCTCCCTTATCTCCTTTATCACCGGTTGATCCAGTTGCTCCAGTTGCTCCCGTATCTCCCTTATCTCCTTTGGATCCAGTTGATCCAGTGTCTCCCTTATCTCCTTTAGCACCGGATGCTCCAGTAGCTCCAGTAGCTCCAGTAGCTCCCTTATCTCCTTTATCACCAGTAGCTCCTTTATCACCAGTATCTCCTTTATCACCAGTAGCTCCTTTAGAACCAGTTGCTCCCTTATCTCCTTTAGAACCAGTAGCACCCGTATCTCCTTTAGAACCAGTAGCACCGGTGTCTCCTTTAGAACCAGTAGCACCGGTGTCTCCTTTAGCACCAGTTGCTCCTATAATGCCTTGAGGGCCTTTAGGTCCAGGGGGGCCTTGAAGACCTTGTGAGCCATTTATACGTCCATTACAGCATCGATTCGCGCCCAAATAATTAGAATAACTGTTAAAAGACATTATATATTAATATATATATATTTTATAAAATATATAAATTTTATAAAATAAACAATCGAATTAATACAATACTTCAAATAATTATGTAGATGGTAACGGCACTAAAGCCAGACGAATAGAACCCAAAGACGCTACATCATATTTTACAACAAGCGGTAAATCGTTTTCCAGATAAATCTCAATTTGAGAGCACAAATTCGTACATTTAATAAAGTATCCAAGATTTTTTAAAGAAAATTCGCCTTGAATTACCTTACTTGAATCTTGTTTCACAATAAATCCCATCGCGCCATCCAATTCTGCTCTATGAATTTCAGCAGAGGCAAATTGACCTTGGCATTTAAATATAAGTTCGTTACTAACAGATTTTATTTCTAATTTATCGGAAATACATGATAAATCGCGAATAATCTTTTGAAAATCTTGCGATGGTAAATTAATAATAGAAGAAAACGTTACATTCGGAATTTCCAATTCATCCGCCTCCGGCTCAATTAATTTCAGCTTCTGTGTTTTACACTGCTTAATATCACCGTTTTCAAATTTAAGCGCTAAATGAGATACAATTCCCTCGTAATAATCGCTGTTCTCAATATAAATAGTCAATGTGTCATCATTATCAATAGAATTAATCAGCTTAAACAAATGAAACATATTTACGCCAATAATAATTTTATCCTTTTTACATTCATAAAATTCAAAATTGGAAGCGGCTAAATACAAATGAACCAAAATAGTATGCGATTTATCCATATTAATAATACGTATGCCGTCGGGTTGAAATGAAATGTTCGTCTCCAATAAAATATCCTTTAGCGCAGTCATTAGTGTCCTAAAGGGCGATATTTGAACGGTTTTTATAGTCAATACATTCATTTCGGTTGATGCGTTATTATTGGAAAAAAAAGACATTATATTTATTTTTAAACGCAATTCTTTAAATACTTATATAAATTAAAAATATTAGCGGCCGAAAATATATATTTTAAAAGTAATTTAAAGACTAACAAAAATATCTATTTAATATGGATCAGATAACGGCTACTAATATAAGCAAAGTGATAAATGATCTAAATATAAAATACAAAGAGAGCCCATATATGCTTCAGAGGTTACAGACTCATTTAAATAATTTCCCAAATATACTAGATAACGAAAATAAAAAACGAGAAGAAAAACTAACACGGATTAACGCGTTATCATTGGAGCAAGAAACCTTTTTTAAGGTGTTTTTGAGTAAGCATCAGTATTTTTACATGCCGTATAATTCAATATATTATGAATACGATGGCAAGACATATAAAATAGTAAAAGAGGATGATATACATCATAAATTACTAACAACGATAACAAACGAAGGTAAGCTAGTTCAATGGAAGCACAAAACGAAGCAAAATATAATCAAGCAAATAAAGGAGCGCATACTAATTAAATCAACGCCAGACACGTATACAATCCAAAATGTGCTCAGTTTTCTTCAAAATATATTTCCTAGTAAAACAGAAGCTAAATACTTTTTAACGGTTATAGGCGACTGTTTGTTAAAAAAAAACGCTAATAGTATATTATATTTTGTTAGTTCAAATATAAAAAAGATAATATCGTTAATAGATTCGGTTGGATATGTAACAACTGGTACATCCATTGTGCCAAATTTTGTCACCAAATATCACGAGAGTCACCAAATTAACCAGTATCGCCTAATAAAGGCAAACGAAAACAGTAATACATTTTCATATGATATAAATAAAACAATTATCAACCAGTTAGGCGTGGATTTAATATGTGTAGCAGCGCATTATTCGGAAAGATATTCAAATGCTGAATGTTATTTAGCGGCAAAGGTAGATGACGTATTAAGAAATAAAATATTGTATTTTAATCAAAATTCATTGGACAAAATTGTTGACCAATTTGTTAGTCAATGTATAGAAAAAGGACCACTAAATACTAATATAAATTGGAAAAACATGCATTATATATGGAAACTTTATTTGTTCGGACTAGACATTCCTAATATGATATATTCGTCACAGTTACAGTCTTTATTGTTGGCAAAAATAGAAAACACGAATGAAAATGGTAACATATTGTTTTTAAATGTGTGTAGTTCTTATTTACCGAGTGTTAGTTCATTTTTGTCATTTTGGGATAAACATATAACAATAACAAACGAAACAGCAGAAGATGAATATGAAATAGATGAATTGGTGACGTTATATAAACAATCGGAACAAAAGGTTGTGAATATATCCGACACTAACATGATTAAGATGATTCATCATTATTTTTCTCCACTTGTGGAGATTATTGAAAACAAATATGTAATAAATATTAAATGTAATTTATGGATTAAATGCGAGGATATAAATGATTTTTTAAAACAATTTAAGGTCGGGAAAAAAGATGTAGCGCAATCACTAATATCGCTAGATGATATGTATCAAGAATATAAAATTTTTGTAAATGCGAATGGTATTATAGAAAAAAAGGCGACGCTAATCGTTTCAAAACAGTTTTTTGAGAAATATATAACTAACAAATTGGCGGCTTATATTGAATTTGACAAGTTTGTTAGTTCAGAGTGGCTACAAAGTGAATAATATGGTTAATGTTATATTTAGTAATCTATTTAAATATAACATATAATAGCTATTATGAAGTTTGTGTTTTTACTTTTTTGTTCTATAATGTTATCAACTTTGTCCTTGGCTTCAAATGTAAAACAGATGAAACCAAAGTTGTGTATTGATTGTAAACATTTTATATCAGATAGTGATTTGGGAAAATTCGGTAAATGTTCTTTATATCCAAAAATTGAAGAAAATAATATGTATTATTTAGTTAATGGGAATAATGATGTCAAAAACATTGAATATTCTTATTGTGCTAACGTAAGAAATGATGACGACAGATGTGGTAAAGAGGGTAAATTTCACAAAAGAAAATATTTACGACGCACCGGCTCCTAATGCCATGTTAAGTGGGCTACCGGGGTTTTGGGACGGTATAGGCATTGTCGTGCCGCCGCGGTGCCCACGGCTTCTACGGCGTCTGCGGCCACCGGCTTGTCCGGCAGCTAACTGGACACTATCGCCACTGTACATAGTGATACCTTGACCATCAATTCCGTTACCACTCATCCCCGGCATCATTTTGCCCATAATAGGGGCATGTGCGTTATACATTGCGGGAGAATTTCCGTTAGCTCCATACACCACTCCACCGCCGCGT